CTATATACCTTGCTGTATGTACACAACAGTTCCTTTGCCATCTGCTCTGCGTTATCTTTATCCCAACTCCTGCATAGTACCCTATGCCTACAATAACGAACTATGGAACTATTTGCCCATTCTGGAACCAGATTAGCGTACCTCTGGTCCACCTTCATGTCGCTTGCATCTACGTAATTGTAGCCATTACTTGATGACAACATCTTTGCCAGCTGTGTTGCTGATATATCTGAGAATGGCAAGTAAACACACAGCCTATCATAGTTAGTGATAGCTCTGTACGAAACATCAGCCTCACCACTATCCATCGACATCAACCAAGAGTTCAACTCACCAATATTCTCGTAATCTTCCATCGTGTCATACTCAACCACTTCCGTTGAGAACTCCCAATAAGCTTTGAACTCCTCTGCATTTAGGTAATCAACCATCGCTCTATTAACAGATTCCATACTTATTGAATCCATCGCCAGCTGAGCTACCTTACCGTCATCATACACTGTCGGTATCCCTAGTTCCTCTAACTCACTTAGACCATCCATAACCGCATCCCTTGTCATCTCATATTTCTGTGCCTTCATGCGTATAGCATCACTCTTTAGCTGTGGTACATTCTGCTTAAGCCTCCATATGTTGCCTTTTCCATCGGGTATTCCCAGTCCACCATCATCTATGTGTCCATGTACCACGTACTTGCTCATTGGCTTATACTCACCATCGTCACCTTTATACCTGCCGTATCTCTTAATCACGCAGTTCTCGAACGCAGAGCATACTACTGGCGACAATCCACGCCTACGAAGCATCGCTATATTGATGTAGCCAGACTTAAGCGCATCTTCAGGCGATGCTCCAGATCTTTCAAGATCCCCACATACAAAACCAGGCAGTGCCCGGTTCACACACGAAAATATCCTATTCTTAGTGTATATCATGCGCATAAACTCGTGTATATTCTGCGTAACAAGCTGCTTAATTTCATTCTCTTCATAACCCATCTCTATCATTATCTGGTACATACGGTAAGCATCCTTTGACTGTGACATTGTTATATCCACATCATCACCTGTTCCTTGAAACGTGTGTATTGGGTTGTACCCATATCTGTTGACAAAGCATTGAACAGCACACGCAATATATACGTGGTTTAGTACTGTGTTGATCCAACTTGTACAACGCCATCCTGAGTATAGTCCACTATTGACACTCTCCCCACATATCTTCATATTCTCGAACGACTTCAGTATCCAAGCAACCATTCTCTTTGCGAGATCAGTATCAGTCTGTGCAAAGAGTCCGTGGGCACCCATAACTGCCTGCATCTCATATACTGAGTGATAGGCGTTATGGTCAGGGAAGTCATACATGAACTTCCACATGTTATCATCTAACCTCCTATCATG